TATGCTTATCATTTCCGGCAGCATTCCAACCAGCGTATTAAGCAAGTCCTGTACGCCGCTCATTAAAGGCGGTAATAACTCCTGTATAACCTGTGGTATATACGTTGCAAGCTGCTCTACGATTTCTCCCAGTCCGCTTACCAGCCTCGGCACTGTTTCTATTACCCTCGGTGCTATATTCCCTACCACTGTTACAATACTGTCTACCAGATTGCTTGTAAGCTGTGAGAAATTCGCCTCGCTGTCTGCCATTCCAGCTACCCAGTTGTCCCATGCTGAACTCATAGAACTAACCGAACCCTCTATTGTTGTACTTGCCTCTTTTGCCGTTGTCCCTGTTATGCCCATTTCCGTCTGTACGACGTGAATAGCGTCTACAACGTCTGAATATGATGAAATATCATACTTAATGCCGGATAGCTTGCTTGCATCATCAAGTAGTCTCTGCATTTCCTCTTTTGTACCGCCATATCCCAGTTTTAAGTTATCCAGCATGGTATAATTCTGCTTTGCAAAACCGTTATAGGCGTTCTGTATAAGCGATATATCAGTACCCATTTTATTTGCATTGTCTGACATATCCGTAATTGCCACGTTTGCCTTTTCTGCTGCCGCTGCCGTGTCATTATTCATACTGGCAAGCAGCGACGCTGAAAAGCTGGTAACTGTTTCCATGTACTCATTTGCAGACATTCCGGCTGTTTTATATGCGTCGTTTGCATAACCAACAACCGTATCAGACGACGTTTTGAAAAGAGTTTCTACACCGCCTACAAGCTGTTCCTGTGCTGCGTATCCCTCTATCGCTTTTGTGGTAAGCGCTCCTATGGCTGTTGCCGCTCCCGCAACTGCTGCCGCCGTCGCCGCTGCTGCTGCTTTAAGCGCTGTACCCATTCCGCTTAGCACGCTTGTAAATCCAGAAAATTTTCCCTTTGCGTCGTCTGCCTGTTCCCCGCTGTCTTTTATTTCCTTTCCCATTTCGTCAGCGGCTTTTTCTGCTTTTTCCATTTCGTCAGTCGTTTTGCCTAATTCCTGCTCTGTCTTTACAAGCGCTGCTTTCTGGTAATTTAACTGGGTTTCAAGTTTTTTACTTTCTTCGCTATTGTCTCCTGTTGCCTTGCGACATTTTTCTAAAGCCGCCTCGGTTTCTTTTACCTTTTTTGCCTGCTCGTCGTATGTTTTCTGTAGTACCGCCTGCTTTGCTTTCAGCGCATCTACGCTGCTTGCATTGTCCTTATATTCAGCCGTTACAAGTTTCATTTCAGAATTAAGCACTTTAAGGGTGCTGTTAATTTCCTTGCAGGCTGCTTTATACTCTGCCTCTCCGTCAAAACTTAACCTTGTTTTGACGTTCTGCGTCTTATCTGCCATAATTAAAAGCCCCCTAACGCTATGTCTATATCGTCCATGTTTTCTGTAGCTGCTGGTGTTCCCGCCTGTTCCTGTCGGAAAATGTGCGGGTTATATTCCTTGTGATATTTAAACAGTGTCGTTATCTGGTATGGTGTTTTTCTCCATGCCTCACGTTCCCTGTATCTCAAAAGCACTACTGCAATATACAAAAGCCGTGCAGTATCTAATTTTCCTGCACGGCTGCCCTGTTTCCCTCTTCTGTTGTTTCTTCTCCGTCGTTTTCGTTCTCTGTGTCGCTGTTGTCTCCCGCAGTTCCTCTGTAGAACGATTTAAAAATAGCATTCTGTACTTCCTGCAAATTTCCTGCGTGTATCAGTCTGCCTACCCTCTTCTCTTCAAGCAGCTGGGCGTTTTCGTCCTCTGCTAAAAGTGCCTCGTTAATAAGCAGCGTAAGTAACCACCTTGTATCTTTAAAAAGGTTTGGGTTATCTTTATTGAATACCTCACTTAATTTGTCGTAGCCCCCAAACTTTTCCTGTACTTCGTCTAATGCGTTCAGCGAAAAAAGTAAACCATATTCTTTGCCGTTCAGCTCTACGGGAAAAGCCCCGCTCTTTAATGCTCCCATGATATAAAATTAAGGCGCAGCCCATGCTACGCCTCTCTCCTTTCCTGTTTTATACACTTTCCATTGCTGCTGCCTTTTCCGGCACTGCTGTAAACCACGTTTTAGCCGCTGCGCTTTCCTCTGTTCCCACAAAGTCTGCTTTCCACAAGTTATCTTTCTTTCTTGTTGTAAAAGATGCCTCAATGTCCGGCGTGTTAAACTTGATACTCTCGCCCTTTGTTTCGTACTTTTCAGACGGTACTTTAAATTTTGCTTTAAGCAGCCATACGTAACGGTATTTACCACCCGTTTTCTTAGCTCTGAACCCTACAGCAACATACGGCGGCTCGTCCTCTTTTCCCGCCCATACTACGCTGTTCTTATCTACTGCCTGCCCCAGCAGCTCTGCCAGCACTTCCGGCGTAAGGTCTTTAATTCCCAGCTTAAGCGTTCCGCTTGCAAACTCCGTGACGCTCTCGCTTAATGTGTCGTCTGCATACAAGCTGCCGTCTGCTGTCTTTACGGATAAATCGGCGCTCATTGCCTCTGCCATTTTCTTAGGTGTCCCGTAGCTCTCTGCTCCGTCTGCCTCTGTGCATACGGCGTAATATAAATCTTTCAGTCCCAGTGTCATTGTTTAATCACTCCTCTTTCAAAATCTCGACTGTGATAGGCACTAACCAGTACCCCGTTTCTGTTTCATAGCTTTCTGCGTCTATGCTGTTGATATAAACGCCTGCTGCTTTCAATACCTCTTTTGTCTTATCAAGCTGCGCCTCAAAATCGCCCTTATGGAAAAGCGTAACTCTATACATTTCCCTGCGCTCTTTCTCTTCGTCGTCTGCATTTACCGCAGGCGTACCCAGCAGCCGCAGAAACGTATAATATGCGTCTGGCTTATCCCGTCCAGTGTAAACGCCTCTCTGGGCTGGCAACCCTGCGCTTTCTAAAATCTCCTGTATACTCATTCGCCTGTTTCACTCTCCCATATACTGCGCTGTACCTCTAGCTCCATAGCTGCCATTTGCAAACAGATACCGTAAATATAACTGCCCCTCACTTTCTACCACCTCACAGCGTTCAGCCCGCAGCGGATACCAGCCACACAAGCGCCCGTATTCGTCCTCGATAGGTATAATAAAAGCGGTGTGTTCCACCGCTACATACGTTGCCAGACGCTTTATAAATTTTGTTGTATCCATGAAGTAGTTGGGTTTATGCTGCAATGTCTTTTCCAGCGACTTAAGGGCGCTGCCCTCTATCTCCGGCTTTAGCTTGCTGCAATGTGTGGCAAAATTATTTATAGCCGTTCTGGTTAAATCCATTTCATACACGCCGCCGCTAAAGCTGGTAAACGTCGGGCTGTATCCGTTCAGCATTTTGAAATAATTACCTATGGCTTTTAATTCTTTGCCATGAAAAAGATAGTCTAAAAATTTCATGCCGTTTACACTCCTTTCTATGCGGCATTTTTAAGCAGCTCGCCGCACTCTTCCCAGTATTTCTGCCGCACGGTCATTGCATCTATGACAGATACAAAGCCGTCGATATGCGCCCGCTGCTCGATTTTTATAGGTCTGAATTTTCTTGTTTCCATGTTGTGCTTAAGCGCAACATTTAAGAAATGTGTCTTTAGTAAATTGTTGTCGGCAATCTTAAAATCGCCGTCTTTTATGATGCCCTCAAACTCCCGTATAACTGGTGTAAGATTTTCGCCTTGGTAAACGTCGTCCATGTGAAAACCATAATTTGCCATATCGGTAATAAGGTACTGGGCGCTGTATCTGTCGTAGCCGATTTTCAGAGGTCGTATGCCGTAATCTTCCAGCAGCATAGTAAACCAGCCGTAAACGTCGTGGTAGTCTACGTAATTCTCGCCACTTAAGGTTATCAGCCCCTTTTTAACAAATATGTCATACGGCACACCGTCCGTAGCCTGTAGGTATTCCAGCCTGCCCCGTGGCATAAAGAACTGCGTAAACGCATACAGCGTGCCGTCTTTCTGAATAACCACACTGGCTGCCGTTAAGTCCGTTGTCTGGCTTAAGTCAATACCGCCCACTGCGTAGCAGTCCCTAAAGTCCTCTAAG